GAACTCAACGATAGGATCTTTTTCTCCCCAGTTTGTTGGTGAGATTACAGGGTTTTTGTCAATCCCATAGTGGAAAAATAATTCCGAGAATGGATTAGACTTGTTGTACGCTGATGGTACGATACGAATTGTTTGCTTGCCCACGGCAGGTTTCCAGAAGACATTCTTACGTGCCTCTCCAGAAGGACGGCTGTTCTGAGTTTGTAGAGCGCTTAGTTTGGCTCTGATCGAGTTGATATCCATTTTTTATAACTTATTTGTAAATTTACGAAACTTATTTCAGAATAGCAACTTAAAGTTCTACTATCTGATAAATTTTAGTTCTTAGCAGTTTTAGATCACCCTGCTGAGTTAGCATGACAGTATTTTTATAATGCTGCCAGTCTATTCTAAAGCTGGTATCTACTATGCCTTCATTCAAGCTTTTAATCAATTCATTTAAAGCATTAATCGTATATAAGGTATTTGTCTCCTTTTTCCGATGTACTAGGATAGTATTGTCTGGAATGTTATTAATGTTTGGTTGATCTACATTGTAGGTACAAACATACTCGTCATTGCTTTTAATATGTAGGACAAATATCTTATTATAAAGAATTGTGTATTGACTAGAAATATCCTCAATAAAGGAATCTACTCCGTCCAACGGCACAAAAGTGCAAAATAGTTTGTTAGTCACGTCTCCGATATTGATAGTTTCTCTATCATAAATATCAAAGGGGCTGTAAAGAGTTGTAGTCTGTTCCATAACTTGTTTTTATTTTTAATTTTGCTTGTTTAAATACGTCTAATATTGCTCTAATCTTCTCTTTATCTTCCTTGGCAGTGTCTAGCAAAAATGCGTCGTAGACGTATAGTACTAATCTTGTCTTACTATTATTAAGAATATAATGAATATTCTTCAGAAGTGCAACGTTATTGAAAGTTTCCCAGTGTTGAATTATGTAATTAAATAGTTTCTGAGGATTCATATTCTGTAATTCCTTCTCCGTAAATACTTTCCCGGTTTCTTGTACTGTGTATTTACCTTTGGCACTAAACTCTGCCCAGATCTTATTAATCAACTGGGTAGTTAATTGAAAGAATTCAAAATCCTTGTATTGATCAAAGACATTCCCGTAGAGCTGCTTGAAGACTAGATTCTTAGCCTCAGTTCTATCCATTCCATACTTATCAGCAAAGTCTTCGTAGATATCCCCTGTTGGTGATTGGTAACCGACCATCTGCCCAATTAACGTAGGATGGTAAGCCGTCAAGTCAATCTCAAGTAAGAAATCATTTCTAGGTATGAAAACCGATCTTGCTCCGGAGTCTTTAGGTAAGGCTGCAAAGTTTAAATTGTTGAATGTATTAGAAGGACGTCCGGTGGTTGTATTTAGATTATACTGGGTGAATGTATAGTCGTTATACCGGGATAAAAAGGGTCTCTTTAACTCAAAGTATCTTTCGAATGCACTGTTAACCTTCAGTCCGTTCTTTTCTATAAACCAGAATACATTAGAGAGATCATCGTAATATGTATTAGGTTGGTATTTGTTTATTACCGGGAGGTACTGCTGAAAGATTGATTCACATTCCTCAAAGTGTTTTACTATCGGTATGACCATATTAAGATCGTCACTATCGTAATACTTCTGGGAATAGTAATTATGGGCGTAGGTATGCTTTTTGAGTTCCACATACTGGCATAAGTTTAGATCTAATGTATTTTCTCCGAAATGAACATAATTAAATGCTTTTTTGTCCGGAGTATAAATTTTATCGAAAGTCTTAAGGTATTCCTTAGCCTGTAGGTAATCAAACAGGAGTGCTTCTGGATGATAAAAGTTAATTAAGAAGCCTCTCTTCTGGTTTATATCCCTCAGATATAAACTGATGGGGGTAAACATCCCCGGATGCATTTCAGTATGTTTATAGATCGGGATTGCGAAAATCTCCTTTCCTAATTGATACTTTAAATCATCGAACTGCTCTTGTGTCTCTATTAGCCAAAACATAACCTTTGACTAAAGATACGAAAGATTGGTCAGAGTGCCAACTTATAAAGCAAATTGAGTATAATTAGTTATGTATTGAGAGAATCCGTAAAGTTTTAACCTCCGTTCAGTTAAAGATACAATGTTCTTATTTGTTATAAGGATATCTTGACCAGGAGCCCCGCCTGTAGTCCAAGGCAATTCAAAAGCTAAATATGATGCCCAGTTGTACCTATTATCCCTACTTCCTATTTTTTGATACTGTGCCTGATCGATTTCAATATAGGAATTATTATTTACCCTTTTGACAAAGTATCTGATAAAAGATGGGTATTTGGGTGTAGGAGTTACATAATAAGGTTCTGTTAGACTAGTTGCCGGGTAATCAATTCCGTTTTTTAATCTTATATTGTCATAATATAACTTGGAAGCTTCAAAATCGTAGAGGGCAAAAATGGAGGTGGGTGTAAATCCATAAGTTTCTGATTCACTATCAACTACGTCTGCGCGGTCTTGTATAAAAATTAATTCTCTCGGTATTCCATCGGTTGTATTTTTACCTGAATAAGTTTTACCGCTAGCAAGAATGTGGTAATACCCTGCATAATACTGGTTAGTGTCTTTGTATACTAAGTCATTGCCGTTAGTATACTGGTCTGGTATTATTTTGGATTTTGGAAAATACATTATACATTTACTCCTATTAACTTTGCTATCTTAATCCCGCTTTGATTTTGTAGTGACCAAGAACTACCATTTTTTACTGGCTTACCTTTCTTTAAGAGATCCGTGCTATCTAGTCTAGCTGCTATAAATACTTTAACTAGTTCATCAGGTGTTTTTTTACCGGAGTTATAAGCAGCTACTACCTTGTTACTATATCCTTGAAACCATCCCGGACCGTTCCAAGCTCCGTAAACAAAATTAAATTTTAATCTTCCGTCTTGGTTTATAATATCTGAAACTTGTTTTCCGTTTGTCTTACTCTCGACATATCTCTTTATAAAATCGTTGTAGCCTGGTTCTATCATTTGAACGGCTAAATCTACTAATTGTGTCTGTAGTGGATCTGGTGGAACATAATTCCATTTCCATTTTTTAGTTTTTTGAGCTTCTTCGATTAACTTCCAGAATTCAACACCAGCTTTACTTGTATTAATTGTTCCGCCGTTTTTGCGATCTATCCCAAACATCGTTTCTCCTGATGTATTGTATCTTGCATCTCCGGTACCGTGGTAGGCTGGGTTATAATATCCCCCTTCTAAATTTGCAATAACTTGTTTTGTTACTGTTTTAAAATCACTTACGTCTTTTGTAATTTTACCAACTCCTATTTTATAAGATTGTCCATTGTTAAATTCATAGCTTCCTGCTTGCAGGTTGGTAGTGGCTACTGGTTCAAATTTGTCAGTTAAATAAAAACTACCTGAGAACATATTTTATAAATATACGAACTACTGGGTTTCTTTCAAAGCTATAATAGCAGATAATTTAGTTATCCACCTTCCATTATTACTGATTTCATGGCTAACTCCGGTTATTACAAAATCAAAATTGTCTTTGTATGCATAAGGAAGTACGTCTCCGGATAGTGTGAATCTCTGAAAGATTTTTATTCCGCTCATGCCTGCCAAGCTAAGATCTATTTTTACAGGTATAAAACTTGTGGAGGTTTGTTTGTTGTTGGTAAAAGCTCCTAGGAGTGTTTTATAAAAGTCTGCACAAATATTCTCCAGGTTTAATTTGTCTGTCGACTTAAAAAATACTTTATCACTACTTTCTTTTTGATTTGCAATAAAGATTATATAAGCTTCTCTAGTTTTTTCGTATTTTGTACTTCTCTCTTTCTCGCTTTTTGCAAGTATGTCTTCATCTGTTTTATCGGTTTCTCCCGGCGTTGATTTTTCAACATAGAACCTATCAATAAGCCCTTTGTTCATCAAACTAAAGGAAACTGCTTCAACTCCTGGTTTGTTTCCATTAGCTTGTGCACCGACTGAGATCATAGTTGCGAGTTCTGGTGTTATACTACTTTGGGTAGAGATGCTAGTGACAAAGCTACCCAAGCCCTGTGCTTTAATTGTTGTGACTTGTGAGCCTTCAATATCAGCCAAGCCCTTAATTCGTTTCTGGTTATAATCAATAATAGTTAGTATATTTTCATCATCATCTAAGATAACTTGAAAGTCATTAATGCTACCTAAAGCTTTTCCTACTTCATCACAGATTCCTTGTAAAAGTTTACGTACACTTACTGCTGAGTCTGCAGCATCCGCCTGTTTGGTCATTTGTTCTGCAACAAAGCCTGCATTTAAGTAAATGTAGTTTATATTACCGACTTGCGGGTAAACTCTATATACTTTTTCAGTTGCATTAGCTTTTGTATAAGCATCATTAATCCCGTTGATCTTTCCGCTCCTTTCAGTTTGTGCTGTAGTAAGGAAAGGAGGTGGAGTGCTTGGTGTTGCAAAAGTATTAAATGGATTAAAAGTGAAAACTCCACTTTGTGAGAATGCGCCGTCACTGGTGGGTACGTAACTATTATAAAGATAACACTTAAGCAGGTTAAAGGAAACAGAGGTTGAAAAAGCAAAATACGGTTTGTCAGATTCCCAATCTATTTTAACTATAGATTTTTCGTTAGATTTCATGTTCACCTGCTCTTCTAGGAATTTTAAGAGTACCTGAAAGGAGATATATAGTTCTCCTCCTCCGTCGCTGTACTGGAGGATGTTAGCTCCTCTATAGTATGCACTTTGAGTAACCTCGTCTATAAATTTCTTAAATTCTCCCATAGTTTATCCATCAAAATTATACTTTTTAAAGACTTTATCCTCTAATAGATTAGTAAAGACGAAATCACCTCCTCCATCTTCAAATTTAACATCCTCTATTTTATATTTTTTATCTGTATCAAAAAACCCTATGTCTAAGGCTGTTACTAAAGTTCCTAGTGGATCGGTGGAAGCTTTTAGATATTCAAGCTGCTTTTTACCTTCATCTTCTGGTACCGGTTTTAAATTAGCAAAGTAGCTTCTAAGAGTGTTAATTTTTGATTTATAATCTTCTACGGATTGTGCTGCATTTTGATTAAGTTTGGTTTCTAATATGAAGTTAGCATACAAATCATTTGACCCCAGTGCTGTCCCCTGTTGATACCCAAACTCTTTTCCAAGAGCTATAATTTTTGGATCAGCTCTAAACTTATCTATATCTTTTCCAAGTTCTTCATAAATCTTAACAGCTTCTTCATACCCTTTATACGGTCTTTCTAGTGTAGCGAATACTTCATCGTCATATTTCTTTTGTACTTCCTCTACCAGGCCTACTGTTTTTTCTATATTATCAACCTGTTTAACAGCTTGTTGGTTTTCCGGGCTTCCAAATTCACTAAGCAGACTTTTAAATACTTCATCGTACATTTCATAAAATAACTTATTAACTTTTGAAACTTCTTTATTAATTACAATATTAACAAGGTTTTGGATACTTCCCGAGGTTTGTACTTGTGCTGTTATTTCTCCGGCAGAACCTGCTAGATTAGCTTTTAAAGAATCTACAATATCACCAACGGAAATTAAATCAAGTTTAATATCAAAACTTAAATCTTCATTTAAATTCCAAGAATAGTTACAGACCTTTGCTACCATTGCATCATAGTTACACCCTGTCTGTGTTTTATTAATTTGAATCCTCTCTTTTATTTTATCTGGATCTAAATCGTCGTTTCCATATAGTAGGTTTGGAATACTATAAGCTCTAGTCTGTTGAATTTCTCCTGCATTATTAAAGTAGGTTGTATTACCCCATTCTAAAATCATTGTATAACCTAAACGTAAGTAGATAGACTCTAATGCTTCAAATTGCGATCTACTGAAGCATTTAATATTTACTTGAGCTTGTCTTAAAGATCCATTATTTTTGTAGCTGCTATTGATTCCGGTAATACCTGGGGGTGGTTTCAAACCCTGGTCTGAGGTTGTTAAAAATCCATATGCGTTTTTTAAGCCGTAGCCTTGGTATTGATTATCTACTACCCCTGATGGTCTTTCATTTAATGTAACACTATCAGATCCGGTTGAAAAGCTTGAAACTCCTGCCCACAGTACTAAGTTTCTTGCTAATCCTGTTCCTACTATTTGATCCTGGGATATGCCTAATTTATCTTTTAATATTAATGCTTTATCAGGCTCTATCTTAACTCCTGAGGATAATCTTACCCAGGCTGTATTAGAATTAAATACAACTAAATCTTCCGGGCTTTTTTGAGTCTTGGCAAGTTTTGACTGTCTTATTCCTATTTGTTTGTCGACATACCCGTCAAAAGGCAATCCTAATATTTTAACCATTGTTTATTTCATTAAAACTACTTAATACTCTATCAACTGGGAAGGGGATACGTAACTGTACTCCAGGTACTGTGTAAAGTAAATTATATGCAATCTGGGGGTTAGCTGCTGCAATAATCCAATACAGTGAAGAATCACCGTAAAACTGATATGCTAAATTATCCAATCTATCCCCGGCTACTGGAAAAGTATAAACATCATCCTCCCCGTATGAAATTTCTGGATACCTGGTTAGTCCCTGATATTGAATCCCGGTCGAGGTTTTATAGAGTGTTGTATCTGCGTATCTATTCATTATTTCTTCTTCTTAGTCTTTGCAGGGGTTGGCGGTACCTCTACTTTTGCTTTCTTCGGTGTTTGTGGTTTTAGGTTCTGTGCCAGTAGTGCATCTAAGCCTTTTATAGTCCCTACTTCAACTTTTATCTTTCTTGGAGTTGCTTTATTAATTACTCCAATAACCTCACCGGTGGCAAACTGCTGTAGATTAGTAGCGGTTATATAATCTTGATCTGTTAATGAGCCTGTTCCTTGGTTAAAGCTAAACTCGCCATTTTTGTAGTCATTATTGAAATTATAGATTTTATTATTTCTTCCAGGTTTATCTTGTGAATTGTAACCTAATGTATCCAAATAGGTATTGGTTGCTCTAGCAGGTGTTATTAATGCTGTCTTCTTACTATTACCTACTTGAGGTACGAAATCGTGAATCGGTGTAAATGAAACATTAACATCGAAGAATTTTGGTGTTTCCATTGTTCCTACATCTACTCCGTCTTCCGGTTCTGTTAATGAAATTTCCCAGGCTGCATCTTCTGGTATATTGTAAGTTAGACTTGAAATAAAGCCAGGCACAATATAAAGATAGTCGCCGATAGTCAATCTTACCAGGTTTCCTTTCATATAACCGCCTGTGTAGTCTGGTGCTAGAGAAGAGGCAAGGTACTGTAATTTTTGGTAGATTGATTTCATTTCAGCTCTTGATTGTGGATGTACCTTGAAAGAAAAGCTAATATCCCTAGAAAAGCCACTGTAATTATAAAAGTTTTCCCCTCTTCCAATATACTTTATAGGATTCCATTCTGCTTTAAAGTTATCGTTTATAGCTCCTAGGAATGCTCTGAAGTGGATAAAAGTCGAAAAGGCTGGGTTAGCATTGTCTATAACTTCGAATCTAAACTTAACTAAATCACGGGTTAATACATCCGGGTCTAGTACAATATTATCATAATACAGAGGTAGCATATTAATTCTATCTACCGTATCATTATCGTAGTCAGTTAATTTACTTCTATTTCTACTTCTTTTTCCTGGGTTCCCTAATCCTACTCTCTGTTCCCGGTTTATAGTACTATTGGGGTAGTTAAAAAAAATTAAACCTTGTTGGTCCTGTTTTATTTGATCTTTTTCTTCTGTAAAAGTTTTTCTGATTGTTTCTCTAAAATCGGAAATATTAGTTAGACTTGTACTTCCTACTTTGCCGATAGCTGTCCTAGCTACTAGTTGCTGCTGGGTAAGAGTATAAGCTCCTTTACCTGTTGTATTATTTAAGTTAGGTGTTGGGAAAGTATTTGAAACTCCTAGAGCATAAACACTATTCTGTCCTAAAAAATTAAGACTGTTAGTGTCTGTATTTCCAGTATCTATTTGGATATACCCTAGATCGCTTGCTTTATAAGAAACTCCTAAAGATCCGGTGTAGTTAATTCTAGTATCTAAAGTTTTATTTTGAGAGTTTATTAAAGAAGTGTCAATTTTCTCCTGCATAGCAGAAGGTGAGAGTCCGTCTGAGGCAAATCCTATATTTGTTTTACCTGATAGACGTACATTAGGTCCTCCTAAGTAGGAAAGTATTAAATCACTATTGGTAGAAACTCCAAGTTTTTTTGCTTCTGATGCTGCAACCTTAGGACGGTCTGGGTTTATTTTTAAGTTATAGAGGATTGTTAACCTGTTGTTTTCTTCTGCACTATGGTCAGTCTTGTAGATATATGCATACTTATCAGTATTTGAGAAGATAGGAAACAATCCCTGCTTTTCAATATGTAATCCAGTACCTGCTGCTTCTACCTGGGCAAGAGTCATTAACGGATTGTATAATCCTGAGGTTGGGGTTGACCTGTTAGGTCTTCCTGGTACTATTGGATTTTGTAAAGAAAGTAGTTCCTGCTTGGCTATAAATAAACCACCTTCGGTTGTTAAAAGGAATTTGCCGATTCTTTCTAAATCATCAACCCTGTCGTTTAAAGCATTTTTAGGGTCTCTTAATAAGAAGTCTGGGAATGGTGCATTTGGATCAGAGTTGACCCCCGGTAAAGGCTCTTGTATAAAGGGCTGTTTGCTACTCCCTCCACCCGGTCTATCATTACCAAATTTTAAGCTCCTTTGATTAAAAGGAGTTTCCATAATATTAACCGGCCCGGCTTTTGTCTTATATTTTGCCTGGTAGGGATTATCCTTATAAAAGGACGATAGGTCGGTTAATAAGTCCTTTAAAGCCATTAAGGGTATGTAGTTCCTTTTTCTGGGTTCTTATATTTTGCAGGAGTTTTACCGTTCATATCTAATTGTGAAGGCTGTGGGAGTGGGTTATTATCACCATCATCGTATTGGATGTAAGCTGTATTAACTACACTAAATGATGCTCCATCTAATGAATACCCGGGTGTTCCAGCTAGATCTGCGTGCATTTTAGAGGCCTTTGTAGCTAGGGGGTTGGTAGGTGGTGTAGCTCCGTTATATTTTGTATAAGTTGAGCCTTTGGTTGTAAGTATGTCTTGTATTCCCATGTTCTTATTTAGTTATAAATATCTTACAGTTTAAATAGGTGCACTATAGTCTACCGCACCGCCGAAAGTCTTAGATCCTCTGCCCACTCCGTAATCCTGTCTTGCATTAGCATTGCCGATTGCAGCACCGTTTAGATTGAGGTTTATTTGGGTATTTGCAGGTGCTATGCTTATCTCACTCTTGGTTGGTTGTGATTGTGTTGTTTGTGCTTGAGGTTTTATAGAACCCTTAGGTCCTGATATCATATCATTAACATTAACCGGATTGGTTGTTGCAATAATATTATCGTAATCGTTTAGCTTAAATGCTCCTTCTGGTGCAAGTAGGGTTCTTTTCCCGTAACCTCCCCCTCCTTGTCCTGCTGAGAATAAATCATCTGCTTCTGAGGTTGCAGCCATAATGGCTGCTGTTATTCCGGCACCTAGTGCTAATCCAATAGCACCACCGGTTAGTAATGATTGAGGACTAGACATTGCTGCTGTCCAACCAGATGCAATAGCAGCTCCTATCTCCTGTATCTTAAATGCTTTAGCTACTTTTACCAATACACCGAATCCGCTGATTAATTTTGGTAATGCAGTGACTGCCATAAGCCCCATCACTGTGTATATGCCGGTTGTGCTAGTTAAGAATTGTCCCAATGGCCCTGCTACAAAATCAGCCACTACTTCCTTAATTCTATCCATTGCTAGCTTAAACTCAGTAGCTCTTCCGGCTTGTTGTTCTAGTAATTCTACACCGCCTTTAGCTAATTCTGCTTGAGCTTGTGCTAGTCCAACTTCCTCAATCCTTTTATTGATAAGATCTTCTTGTATTTTAGCTTGATCCCCCGAAACTCCTCTTAGCTGTTCTTGTACATATAGAGTTTTAGCAAGGTCTTCCCTCCCCATCCCAACAGACTTAGCAATTGCTTCTTGTTGGATTCTATTCATTTCACCAAATTCTGCAGCGGAACCTAACTGTGCTGCTACCTCAGATGCTACTGTTGCTACATCCCCGGTTAAAGCTGCATATCTTGCAGTTTCTAGATTTAATTGCTTCCCTGTTAGTAATTCAGCGGATAGTTCATTTTCAATAGATGATTGAAAGTCTAATAAGCTGTTAGAGATACTCTCTATCTGGCTCATTTCCAACCCTAAAGATTTAGCAGTTGCTGCTGCATGAGCAAGTAACCCCGGGTTTTTACCTAGAGTTAGGGTTGTGGCTGCTGAAATATCTTTTATACCTTTGAGAATCTGTTTTTCATTTAAAAGTACTCCATTTTTTCTCCCGGTGAAATTGGCTTGTTTTAAGATTATATCAGCGTTTTCATTTAAAGTCTTCCCGTTAGTGAGAGTTAGAGATTGAATTCCCATTAACTCCTCGTTAGTGAGACCGGCAGCTGTTCTTAACTTAGTAAAAGCAATAACATTTTCGTCGGTAAGTTTAACGTTAGTCCCTAAAGTTCCGTTGATTGCTAGATTAGTTTCTGCTAATCCTTTAGTGGAAACATACAGACTGCCTGCAGACAATGCAGTTTTTGCAAGTTCAAATCTAAAATTAGCTGCGGAATCGTAGCTCATATTCATATTCCTTGCAAGATCCTCAGTCTGTTTGTCTACTTCAAGAAAGCCTTCTATTAACAGATTTAACGTACTTCCTAATAGTATCGCTGGATCTAGTAAGTCTTTAACAAAGTTTTTACCGGTTAAGCTTATAGCTTTACCTAAGGATTGCATTTTGGAGGGGTATTCTCCCTTTTCATTAGTTTTCCTGTATTCTTCAGCGTATTCGTTAAGCTCTATCTGTGCTTTTTTAGCACTATCTCCTAATCCTCTTATTACTCCAAGTGTTTTAAGTATCTTCCCAGAAACCCCTAGACTCTTCTCTCGTGCATCCTCTATTTTTTTAGCTTGTTTCTCTTGCTTTTTTAGTTCTTCTGTTTGTTCTTTTGAGTATTTTAAAGCTTCTGAGTATTGTTGAACAATGCTTTTTTGTGAGTCATTTAAATTTTGATAAACTACTTCCTGGTCTTTTAATTCACCGGTTGTTTTGTCAATTAAATCATCAATAGATGACAGAGCAGCTCCTTCTGCCTTTAGGGCAGTAGCAAGACTTATACCTAAAGCTAATTCGTCAGTTTTTCTTTTATTTATCTGCTCTTGGACAGTTTTAGATTTTAATAAACCATCTTGTAGTTTAGATACATTTGAAGCTGTTTCTTTTGAAATTTTTGCCAGACTGTTAAAGCTAGACTGTAGGTCTTTCGCCAGAGCTTGACCTACTGTATTACCTCCCCCTAAAGCATTTTCAAAAGCTGTACTGACGCTGTCTGCTATGGAGCGTAATGCTTCTTCTACAATAGATGCTGTCTCTAAAGCATCTTTACGTAGATTAGCATTGGTTTTATTAATATTGTCGTCTAGACCTGCCATATATTATAAATATGAAAAGGCACCGGTTTTACGATGCCTATCCATTGTATGCTGTTTTTTTACCTTTTGCGTAATCCGGTACTTGAACGGTACCTGATTTAATTTTAGAAGTTAATTCTTCTGGTGAGTCTTGTTTGTTTTGTGTATCGTAATATTCTTTTATCTGATGGTATATGTATTTCCTTAAATGAATAGGGAGTTCATAAATTTCTACAAAAGAATATCCTCCGTTACCATGAAAGACTATTTGATGTATTTGATCAAATATATGCTTTCTATGCTCAGAAGTCAGGCCAAAAAAAGCTAACAGTAATCGGTAATGTGATGTCCTCCTCAACACCACCTACTTCAACAGTGACATTTAGATCAATATCCGGTTGAACCTTCTTAACGTATTCACGTAATGCTTTAGAATCTCTGGCCAGTAATCCATTATCAACAAAGTTTCTGATAACACCTAGCTCTCTATTACCTTCTACTGAAGTAATCATGAACTTCAATCTTGTAGATAATTCAGGGTTTAGATTCTTATCGATTTTCTTTAAGCCATCTAATTCCTTTTTTACTTTCTCTTCATCACCAACAGTCATTACTTTAAAAGTAATCTTTGTCTTTGTGAAAGGTAGTTCATAAGTGAATTCATTAACATGAGGGGTAATCAGGCTTTCATCAAATTCCCTATCTTCTAAAGTCGTCAAATCGATAGTATGCTTCTGTCCTCCGTAACTAAATTCATAGTCTTTACCGTAACCCAAGATCCTGGCTGCAATCATTACTGCATTCTGATCTCCTGTTATTAATTCACTATAATCTACTTTAGATACAATCAAGGATTGTAGAAGTTTGTCAATTACGATTCCTCTTTGAATGTAATTTTGGTTTGTCAGGATATCCTCCTCTTTTGCGGTCATGTACTTCATTTCAAGTTTACCGCTTGCAAGTGGGGAATCTTTGGGGTAGAGCAATCCTCTGGAAGGAAGATCAATAATCTCGGTCGGAAATTTAAATTCTGTCATATACTGGTTTATTGTAACTATTCTATTATAAATATATAGGATTTAAGCTTTATACATCTACTAAGACATATCTTCCCTGGAAGTTCATTATATTATCCGGGGACCAATCAATCTCTTCTGGGTCAATACCTGATTTTATAAACGCTTCTCTTAATCCGACTAAAAACTCCTTCATTTTATCCGAAAGGTTATCACTTAATTCCCCTCCGTGAAATAAATAATCTTCTGCATTTAGACTATGTATGCCTACCTCCCTCTTCTCCGCCTGTGTTAGAGGCTGTGCATCTGCCATTTCTATTATTCCGGACTTGGGTCCTAGAACTTCTACTTTGTCAATAGGGATTACACTTGGAAAGTTATGGTTTAAGAGTTTTTTAGCGTGTTCTAGCTCATCAACATCAGTAGTTAACTTAAGTACCTTACTTCCTTTTTGAAGTGCTATACCATTATCTCCGGAACCTAACACAGTATACCCTTCGTCTTTTAACCTGCCTAAAAGAATCTTTAAGTTGGTAGGTAAAATTACTTCCTGTAATATAATGCTAAGTTTCATATAATAAAAAAATCTTCTTATTAATAAATAGACCAACCTTTCAACATTTGTCCTTTTTTATGAACGTATCGATGCTGAAGTGTTACTAGTGGTATATTAGCTGCTTTTGACAATTGTGAATAACTCCCCTCTGTAAACTTTTTTCCGTCTTGAAATTCTATTGTATAAGGCCCTTTTGCTGCTTGAGCAGAGAGTCCTGTTTTTCCTGTCTGCTCTCTTCTTCGAGCTTCTGCTAATTTCCGGCTACCTTCTTCTGATATAAGTCCGGTACGTCCTTTTTTATAATTTGTATTTTCCCATCCCCGGTCTATCCACTCTTGTAACTCTTCTGTCAATACGTACTTAATCTCGTTAGTCTCCGGATAAACTATTGTTTTTTTACCTACCCGGGTTTTGCGAATATTCTCTTTGTGTGTCGCTGTTTTATCAGCTTTCCATAAACTCTGTAAGATTCTCCTAGCTTCTCCAAACTGTTCTTCTGTTAACTCACGCCTACCATCGTAACTCATTCGATGAAAAGCCCAAAGCATTTTTTTACCGTAAATAGTGTGCTCCTTAAAATACTCTGCAAGTAGCTTATGACATCTATAATGCTCCTCTGGTGTTAGCAGCACTGTGCTTGACTGTTTACCAAAGCTCCTAGGAGTTATATGATGTGCTTCATAATAAGTAATTCCTTTCTTTCTGCTTTCGGAAAGTGCCTGCCTAATAATTTTAAAATATTCCTCCATAAAAAAACCTCCTATCTTTATTATAAATAGGAGGCTTTTTGAAAAGTAGAAGTTTAAGACTGCATCAAAAGTTAAGTATGCAATAATCCATTCCTAGAGTCATTGTAATATTCTGTGCAGCAGAATCGTTATCGAAGTTTAAGTCTCCGAAGTTTGCATTTTTAATAAACGCTCCCTTAATAACCCACTCAGATACTACATCCCCTACTGGTCCTACAATGTCAATTACAACATCTTTCTTGTAGAAATCTGAATAACCGTCACGGCCGGTAACTGATTCATGGTGTAAACGAACCCACTCCATTACTGCCTGTGCTCCTGAAGGGGTGATCGGATCAAAGAGAGTTAAGTTTAAATCATTCCATCTTAATTTACCTTTAATCTTACGGTAAACGTTGATATGGTTTAGTATGATCTCACCTTGCTCGAAACCTAGCCCACTCACACCCTTGATAAGGTAGGCAGGGATACCATCAACATACATGATGAACCTGTTTTGTACCTTTGGTTCGAAGGCGGTGAAAAATATTTCGTCTGATGTTAAAATTGCCATTGTCTTATTTAGTTATAAATATTAACGATTTAAAAATTAAGCCGGGAATGTAGCTCCAGTTGGTGTCAAGTTGAAGTCTAAGTAGATGAATTCTGCAGTCTTAGTTGGTTGAATGTAGATTTGACCTACCATTTGGTTTCTGTCAATTACATCCGGTGTGTTATTAGAGTCATCCATTACTACTTTGAATGCATATAAACCCTGTCTTTGCTGTACCGATTCTAAGTAAGGATTAACCTGTGCAAGGAAGCTATTCCTAGTTGCAATTGTATTTTGTTCGAATACTAAGTTGTTAGCAACTTGAGAGATGTAAGACTTCAATGCAATTAACAATCTCCTTACATTTACTCTATCCAAAGCAGATGCTTTTTGCTGCAATGTCTTTTGGCCGTAAACTACAACTCCAGTTCCTGGGAATGTTGCAATTGGATTAACTTTACCGCTGTAAAGGGTATCTCTGTCACTTTGAGCTAATTTTCTCTCTGCTCTAATTACATTACCTAATCCGCCTCTGTTGATACCTGCTGGTGCAAACCAAGGCTCACTAACTGAGTCGTTGAATGCATAAACACCTCCGATCAAAGTTGAAGCAGGAACCCAAACCTGTTGTCCAGAGTCTGGATCTAAAACTTGTAACCAAGGCCAGTAAGAAGTGGCGTAGGAAGAGTTTCTAGAGGCTGCCTGGCCAGTCACTGTGCCAACTTGAGAATTGTAAGGTACTAAGTCTAATACGTAAATGCTATCACCTCTGTTCTGTGTGTTACTAATAATACTAGTTGCTTGTGAGGTATGTAATGAATTAAATAATCCAGGAGTTAATAACACATTAAATCTATAGTCATCTTGGTTAGATAACAAGTTGATCATATTGGTGTAGTTACTACCTTCTAATCCTTGTGTATTTGATGAGTCAATTGTGTTGTAGTATTTAGCACCTCCCTTGATATCGCCTGTTGCACCTGTGAATGAACTTGAGCTATTAACCGGGATAGAAGAGGTGTAAGCTGCTTTCGCTACTCCTGAGTTATCAAGGTAATTAGGGGTTGCATTTACTACCGATCTTACTCTTATGTATTTTGAATTTACCGGGAAAGATCCTGTTATTTCTAAGTAGTAACTTGTACCTGAAGAAGCATAGTTGAATGATTGGTCTCCAATCACTTTAGCTACGTAGTTAGGTGAGAATGGATCTAATGTTAACCCAGTCCAGGTTTCCAAGACTGTAAAAGTGGTTGCTGTATCGTCTCCCTGTCTTACGAGCAAATCAAATGTTCCTGAAGAAGTATTTGAATTTAAAATTTGCAATCTTACGTTGTCTGAGGAACCGCTTATTAGAGCACCGCCTGTCTCAGATCCTGAGTTATTCATAATAACACCTTTAGAAAGTGTTTCGAATACTATAGATCCGGAAGTATTACTTCCACTGACTGCTGTTACAGCAGAGGTGTAGGAGCCGCTAACAACTCTAGCTACTAGTAGAGATTCTCCTCCGTTTGCAAAATAGTTATAAGCCGCAATTGAGGTAAAGTATGTATACACCCCACTAGCGCTTGTGAATGTAGTCCCGAATGTGTTTTGAAATTGGCTGTAAGAAGTTACAACGGTTGGTACTTCTACAGGACCTAGTACGGTAGGGCCGATAATTGCTGCACCTACGGTTACTGGTTGTTGGGTGATGAAGGAAGAGTCATTCTCTCTTGCAAGTACACCTGGTGATATTAAAGTTTCTGCCATTTTGTTTTTAATTAGATAGTTCTAATATAAATAGGTATTAATTGGGTGAAAAATTAGTTAAATTACATACCCGGGTCTTCTGTTCCGGTATCCAGAGAACTTACTACCTCGGTTGTAAAGTTAACTCTAGTCACTCCGTAAACTTTATTAATAGCAGTGCTGCTCTTCTGGATAGTATTAGGTACTAGATAACCGCTTAACTTGACAGTAAAAGTACTCCTAACAACCCTCTCATCGCTTTCATTTAATTGTGCCTGGAACCCAAAAGAATCAATCCTGGCCTGGAATTTAAATCTTTCTGGATTACCCCAATATGAATCTGAGGCGTATTGTATTGCTTCCACTATCTTATTCAGCTGCTCTACATAGTATGTGAAGACTACAAAAGTATAGGTTGCGGTAATATAATCCGGAACTACTACTGCATAAAATTCTTTTTCAGGAACTCTGTTATTTAAAAGATCAAAGCTTGAGTATGCATTCCTTGAAGTATAGCTTTTAGGAGTAATTGTATAGTTATGAGGGTTGTTAGCATCTAGCTTATTGGCTATTGTTCTATTCTTATCAATGCTCTCCCTTTTAAAGATAATTAAAGGAGCCATTGTAGCACCTTTCAGATCTCTCAAATAACCGTCCTTTTGAAATGATTTCCATTTTTCTGGTGATCCGTAAAGTACCGGCACCGGTAGACTTTGGCCATTCTGGACTACTACTGGTTTAATCACATTCTCAAAATAGTAAAAAATTGCTTCATCAATATCCTGAAGACCGACGGTGAATGGTTTTGTAGTATCTCCTTTGAAGGAAGTCTGTAATGCCCTATTGTTTTTATCTGGATCAGCATCATTAGGATTTCCCTGCCTAGGATTATAAGGAGTAACCAGAGAATTGCTGATTTCTTTCTGCGTTTTTGGTATTGGTTTTCTCTGCTTTGCCATTATAATCTTTGTTTATCAATGCCTATTCTATCTGCAGGTACGTAATGTGCGGTACAGATTACTGATACATTATAGCCAAATTCTGCTAAATCTGTTTCTAGAGGATTATTTCCATTATCATCCGTGTAGGGGTAATCTGGATCTTTACCTACAAATAGTTGACTGATATTCTCATTATCAATCTCCCAGTAGGCATCCTGCCACATTACTATATCCCCAATCTCAGGTACGACTTTAGCATCCACTAGATCATCCCTTAGGAATCTAAAAGTAACAGGCCATTTAAAGCCCACTAAATCATCTTGAATGGGTGCAGTCTGGTCTCCTCTTTCTATTAAAGAGTAAAGTAGGACCGGTTCATCAAAGACTCTCCCTCCTGCTGCCTCTCCGTAAATATTGATTGTAGTCTCTGTAATGTTACACTTATAAAAGACGACCTGCTGAGAAATGATGTTCTGCATCAACTCTCTGCTGACGTGCCTGAACATGCTTATATCTCTCGATCCTCCGTATAATGCCATTACAGATCTTTTATTTTATTTAATTGCTTTGTACTGTATTTGAATTTTTTTAATTCAGGTATAAGTTTTAGAGCCTCTGTTCTTACTAATTCAAAGGTTTCGGTTCCTGGTTTGGTTGTCACTACCTTAATTTCTAGCAAGCCTCTAGGCTCTAAATCCTCCTTATCAGTTTTATTGTTTACAACTGTTACGTACTGTACGCTCCTGATTAACTGGGCAACATCCGTAATATTGGTTGAGTCATCAAATTCTACATATACCAAAGTCTGATACATGAAAAATTGAATTTCGTTTAGTAGTTTTACTAATTTCATTATCCTATAAAAATTAATTGCGGAACTTGGTTTAGTTCCTTTTGTTTATAATCTGCCTCCAACGCTCTTCTCTCTAATTGCTTGTCTCTTGAAGTATCTTCTAGATGTAATCTAAGTCTTTCTAGTAGGGATGCTTTTTCTGCCGTTGCTGCTGTGATTAGATCTGCTGAGTTAAGGGTAACTTCAGCTCCCGGGATTGGGATGGTTGAATATTTTCCTCTAACGTATCCTAGCATTTCTTTTACTAAAGTTAAAGTATATTCAAAAATCCACTGTCTGCCGATAGAATTAATTTGAGTGTAGTTTGGATTTGCGTAAGGTACATTAGATACATTGGTGATTGCTGTTGATCCGGTTACTGTTGGATCTATAACGCTATTCCTATCTGAGTTTTTGATATACTCAAAGAACATTTTACCGTCATCCACGGTCGGGATTGGGAATAGTCTTAATTGGTTGTTTACTAATTCAAATGAGTAGTTTGATTTTCTAATCTGATCATTAAATTCAATTGCCTGGATCTTCTGAAGATCATAATTTATAGGCATTAGGAGGAAATTAATAGCCGGGGAATAATTGCCCCATCCAAAAGTATCCAGCAGGTTCATCATCCCGGTTCCGGTTCCTGCATAAGGATCAAAGTACCTTACAATTGCCGGAGGTGATTCATAAAATACCCTCTTAATTTCTATTGTATCTCCAGGTGCTAGGGAAGCCGAAGCTTGTGCCCAGGCATTCATATCATAATCCTGCTGATTTGCTCTGGTGTGAAAAGATGCTGTGTAGTAAGGAACTGTTCCCCCTACCCCTGCCTCTTCTCCGTACTGTCTGGATAGTCTAACAATTCCGGCAAAGTTTGGCTGTATGACCACCGAGTTTAAATTGGTGGTATTGGAAGCTCCTTCCATTGAAAGATAATCCTGTCTTACCTTGTAAGCATAAATTTCATTACCGTAAGTTGTTACTGCTTCTTCAAAGGCAGTGTAGAAGTTAATATCCTGTAATTCTATGTTTTCTATAGGGTATCCAAGGCGTCTTGCACAAAATAATGCTACCTTATCTGCATCTGTCTGAAACTGATAATCATAGTCGTAAAACCCAAAAGGAGTATCTCCCGGAAAAAAGGAAGATGAGCCTGGGTATATTGGGATGTTAGCCATATACTAATAAATAGTAGTAGGCTTTTAATTAAATGCTTAGAAGTAGACTGCCTGAAAGTAGACTACATCGTTACTTCCTCCTGAACCAATAAAGGTAAGGTTTCCGGACGATAAGCCTCCAATAGAGACGTTACTGGCTGCTGAACCGGATAATGTAGCTGTAATGAAGCAATTTGCTCCTAGGGTGTATCCACTTAGTTCCGCTACTTGGAAAGTAATAGTACCTGTTACTAGTTTTACAGTACCTACAATCATTCTTAGATTCTGTAATCCGGTAGGGTTTCCAAGCACATAAACGTTACTTTTAAGGAGTGATGCATTTCCGGTTAAAGATCCAGAGAAGGATCCTGTGAATCCGTTAAAGGAATTTAAAGATCCGGTTAAAGTTAAAGAACCAGACAAGCTAATATCATATGCAGTTACTTTAGTAAAAGCATCTATTGACTGTGTTACATGACCTACTTCAATGGTTTGCCCTGTTGTTATACCGGTTTTTGATAATGTTAATGCCATAATATGTTATAAATATTAG